AAGGCAGAGACAAGTGCTTCAGGACGAAGAACCTTAGCGCCATAGACGTGGAGGCCTCGTACAATATCACCAAAGCTTGAAGGGTCACGAATGACCTCAGTGTTGATGATAGTCTGAGCAGTACATGTTGATGAAATGTGACCAGCAATACACTTACCAGCTGCGTTAGTAGTAGCTGCAATGTTGTTGGTCTTATACATATCAAAGCCACGTAGCTTACCAGAAGAAACCAAACCATTACGGATTGAGCCTTGTCCAGCGTTAAAGTCTACGTTGATGAGCTTTGAAGAACTCTTAACGAGTTGCTCATAAAACTCTGGGTTAGCAAGGAACCAACGGCCTTCTTCAGGGACATTTTGCTCGTCAAGAAGACGTGCCATGTGTGAAAGAACGTCGATTGGATCGTGCTCGCCTGAGTCATAACCAATGTCAAGGTTACCAGTACCGTCGAAAGTACCAGCCGCAAGATCAGTTGCGCTATCTGAACCAAGAATGTGGTTAGGTGAAGAAGCGGGTACGCCAGCAAACATAGCAGCAATTACGCCTGTGTCAAATGCGTCACGCAATGCGTAAGCAGCTGAAGACGAAGCTACTTCTTTGAAGTTGACGTGAGACATTGAAGTTTCGATGTCATCAACGATGAACTTGAATGCGTTCGCCGTATCAACAACAAGGTTTACTTCAGTGTCAGTCAACTCTGTTTGAGTTACTGAGCCACCACGCTGATATTCATCAACAGTGATTACTGGTTCTTTGATGATGCGTACTGAATCGCCGTAAGCTGAAATCTCACCAGCATAATCAGTGTTAGTAATTGCTTCTGCAACAGATGCCTTACGGAAGAAGTTAAGTACTTTCTTGGAATAGACTTCTGGAAGGAAGTTAAAATTACCAGCAGTGTTAAAGTTACCGTCTGCTGCGCCGTCAAAGTTGGGATTAGATGTGTTACTAGCCATTGTAAAAATCTCCTAAAATAAAAAACAAAGTTATTTAACTACTCTGCCTTCCATGATGGCTTGATCTATTTCCTGTTCGTAGCGATCATAGTCATCCATAGACAGGGCAGCTATTTCCCGTCGTGTCCAGATTTTAGGCTGCTTGGTGTCCACAGTAGTTGTTTTTGTAGATACCATGTCTGCAGCATTCTGTCTAGACTTTTGGCGACCTGACTGAGTTTTGGGTTGTTGATTAATATTTAAACCCATTTCCATCTTATAAAAGTCAATTGCACGACTTGCTAGTCCAACATTGTCTGGGTTATTATAGATCCAGTTCTGAATTTCTTCAGGCTGGCTTTTAGCCCAGTCATGAAACCCGTCATCTCCACGAATATCTTCAAAGTCAGGATGACGCTCTCGCAACTTAGTTTCAGCTTCACGTCGTGCGATCATTGCTTCTCGCTCTTCGATAACCTGCATCTTTTGTTGAAGGGCTTGTACTTCTTTCTGGCTTCGTAGATGTGCAACAGATTCTACGGTTTCATACAAATCAGGATATTCAGTTCGGAACTGTTCAAGTTCTTCTTCAGACTTCGGAGGTTGATATGATGGTTGAGCACTTTGTGCTTGTGCCAACAACTCTTGCTCTTTTTGTTTGAATTCTGCTATCTTTTCATCGTAATGTTTTTTTAGGTCGTCATACCTTTTTTTGTAGTTAGTTCCGTTTTGTTTTTGAGGGGCCGTGTTTTGGGTAGCCTCATCAGAACCTTCTTCAAAAAATAGACCTTCTGCTGATCCTTGCTTTGCTTTTGGCTCCTCGTGCCAAGGCTTGCGAGCGTTATATGGATTAGCTTGTGGTTCTTGTTCTACTTCAGTCATGTCTTTCTCCTTTTCGGGGCTTGTTTCTTATTGAGGTAGCCAAATACATGGGGTCTCAACATTACAAGGTGGCCTAAAAGTTATAAATATGATAAGGGGCTAAAAACCTCTTAGGTGGCCTTATCGTCTCATTAAGCTAGGAATGCGATTAGCATCGAGCATTTGCTCCTCGATCTGCTCGTCACTCATAGCTTGATCTGGCAAGTTAGCTTTTTCATCTTGTGTTGGATCATCCATGAGTCCACCAACTGCCTTATTCTGTCGTTCAGCTTGTTCTTCAGCGTCTTTCATCATTTCTTCTAGTTTTTCTACGCCGATAACGTCTACTGCTTTTTTGGTGAATACAAACTCACCATCTGATAGTCGTGCAGGTATTTCATCTGATGTGCCTGTTCCGGGACCATCGACTTCACCTGAACCTGTAAATTCTGCAGAAGACAAAACAATTTTATCAAACAATTCACTAAGTCTGTTATCAGGTTCTAGTGCTTTGTTTACATATTCCATTTCATCGTCTGAAAGTGTTTCGTCCATAACATATGAAACGTAGTCTTCTTCCATTTCTGCATCGGGCTTCATGCCTTCTACAGGAATTAGCAATCCAATTGCTCCACCATGTGCTTTCATTTGACGTGGACCTAAACGCTCCAAGAAATTATCAAAATTGCCAAAAATTTCATAATCTTCTTTCTTGACATTTCCTACAAACTCACGAAGATCTTGAGGCTTTAAAGAGTCTGCATATTCATAAATATTTCTTTCGCTACCAAAAAGCTCTAGCTGTTGCGCAGCTTCTTTTGGAGCCATGCCACGCATCATTTCAACCATGTCGTCTACTGGTGCTTCAGCAGCCCCTAACATTGCTTGTTCTTCTTGAGGCATACGTGCCATCAAATAATCAAACTCATCGTCTTCTAGTTCATCTAAAAAGTTTGGATTGATGTCAAGTTCTTCTTGAACAGCATCTGCAACTTTAGCCTTATCAGCCATGTCAAGCTTTTTTGCTGTGGCTTTTTTACCTAAAATAGAAGCCATTAGGTCTACGATTATACCGCCTTTGCCTTTAGCTTGGCGCTTTAGTTCTGTTGTATATTGTCTACCATCAAATTCAAAAGTATCTTCACCTGCTTTAAATGCAGCACTAAAAGCTTTTTCAAATTCTGAAGCTTCTTTTTCATTTACAGGAGGCTTATCATTTACCATGTTCCAAGATGACATAGCTCCACCAGTTAATAAAGAGCCTACGCCAACTCCAGCTAATCCGTACTTACCTGCTTTTTTACGTGCTTCTCTCATTTGTTTAGCTCCACCTAGATCTTCAGCAATTTGCTGTCGTCGTGTAGGCGAAGTAATTAAAGAAGTTAAAGTTAAGTCTAAATCTTCTAGTAGCGTTCCTTTTAATTTTCCACCACCACTTCCATAAGAAAAAGCTTTTTCAATAGTATCTATTTCTTTTGGATCTAAACTATATTCTTTTGCAATAGCAATGCTTTTATCTTTTTCTTTAAAAGATTTAGGAAACTTTGTACCATCCGCAAAAGTATTTTCTTCAATATTTTTATGTATTTTAGTTGCATTTTTTAGTGCATCCTCAGATATTTTATCTGTTTCAAAAGCATCTTTTAAATATTTTGCAACCTTAACAACCAGTTTACCTTTACTATATTGTTGTCTTTCTGGCGGCATCATTAAAGATTTATCATACATTGTCATCTTTGAATTCCTTTGCGGCTTTTACTTGGGCTGGGAGTGTCAGGAGATTATCCAGAAAACTCACTCTCCCCTGCTTGCGGTACATTTCCTGTTCCGATGTTGCCACCACCAGTCCCTGTAGCTCCAAGGTCTTGCGGTGGTTGAGGTACTCCTTCAGGGCTTCCCATAACTCCGGGTTGTTCGTCAGGGGAGACAGCCTCGCTGCCAGTTGCTTGTCCAACATTATTTTGCATTCCTATTATTTGTGCAGCAATTGCAGCTTCTTCTGGATCATTGAGAATCTCATCAGGATCAAGATCCAACGAGTAAGCCAACTCAGAAATAAGCTTGGACATTTTAACAAATGGAGCAACTGCTGGGTTTTGGGCTGTCTGCAAGAACATCGTCAATCGTTGACTACGTACTTCTTTTTGCATTAGGCTATTTGTACCCATAGCTTTAATTTCTAGATCACCTTGAGTGTCTAGATCGCCTTCAAAGAACTGCATATTCCACTGAAAATATGCTTGGCCTAAAGGACGTAAAAGAAAATCGTCTAGGTTTTTAACAACAGTTTTAATGTTTAATGACGCAGCACCAAGTAACATTGACATGCCTGATGCTGTTCTTGTCATGCTCTGAACGCCTGTCATGCCGTGTGAGTAGCTTGGGATGCCTGTTTGTTCATCAGCTAACTGTCGGAACTTGTCGAACATCATCATGTTTTCTTGTGATGTGTTAGGGAACTTTAAGCCATGAATGCTTTGGCCCGGAACACCTGCTTGGCGACGGAAGATCTTGCCGGGATATACTTCCATGCTTTGACCGCCAGCGAGCATAGATTCATCTACTTCAAATACCAAACTTCCAGATAGTGCCAAGTTATCAATAGCCATACGTGCGTGGCCGTTCATAACCTGCTGGCTGTCGTTCATGTTTTCTGCGATACCAATGCCAAAGAAGCTGTATGGGTTTCGCTCATACGGGAAAGCATGATAAGGGATGCGCATAGGCGTAAATGGATTTACAACTGCACGAAGAACAAGACCGTTACAAATCCAAGCATTAATTTGAACTTCATCAAGATCATCAACATCTTCTGAAAGCTCCATGCCTACTTCACGGGCATACTCTGCATCCATAATACCCCAATACTCAAGAACCTCATACTGACCACTACCATAATCATTTGAGCGCTGATCATCTTTTAACTCATGCTCATAATCACGCTCAGTGTAGTTAGGACCAAGCGCAAGAACTTCACGGATAGCGTCTTCGTCAAAGTATGGAAGTTTTGTTAGGCCTCGAACTTGAGACTTGTTTAGCTTATGGCGGTGTAAAACATATTCACATTCTTCTAGAGAAGTGGCGCTAGGGTCAGGGAAAAAATCCCAAATAGACACAAACTCAATGCGAGGAACTCTAACAAATAAGGGGTTATATTCACGTTCTCCTGTCTCTTCGCTGTTTTCCCAGCGATGTAAAGTTTTATTAAAATTAAACGGGCCTTTAATAATGCCTGTACCAAACAAACACGATTCAAAGATTGCATTTCTTAATTCGCTTGAGCCGTTAGACTCGTCAATTTGATCATGAATTAATTTCTCCATGTTTCGTGCTGCTTCTTTAGCTGGAGAAATTTCTAATACTTGTGGGTCTGGGTGTGGACCTTCTTCAAAATCATCGATGTTTTCTTCAATTGCTTCATCTAAAAACTTTGAAGTTTTATATGTAGCTCCGGGCTTAAGAACTTTTCCATCACCTTCAAAACCTACTTCAAAAGGATTTTCTAGTTCTTCTTGAATTCCAGTAGGTGTAGCTGCGCTTGTTTCAATTCCGGGCGCTGCTTGGTTTGCAAGGTGCATATATTCTGCAACACCTTCGGGAATTTCTGTCGGGCTTACACCAATAGGAAACTTTCCTGTTCCAAAGATAACATCAATTAACTGGCCGTAGGCCGCAAGCACTTTGGTCTTTGTAATTTTGATGAATACTCTAGACTTTTCACTTTCGCGAAAAGGTACGTGCTTTGGGTAAACACCACGGAAATTATGATAAGCATCTATCCATCGGTCTTCATCATATTCTCGTGCTTGTTCAGCACTAATAAAACGAGCCTCAATAAGGCCTGCAAGATTTGATTTGAGGGTTTCATTTAGTTCAACATTAAGGCCATCTTCATTTTCTACTTCAGAAAAATAAAGACCGTCTGCATTGTCTAAGATGTCATCATTCATATATTAGTAACCAAATGTTGAATCGAAGGGTTGAAAGTGCTGCTCACGCTGTAAAGACCTTATTTGACTAAATGTATCATTTATTCTAGGCCTAGACATGATAAGATATCGTAAAGCGTCGTAGGCGTGGTCTGAAGCGTGTGTATCAACATCCTCAGGATTATTCTTGTCAAGCGGTATGCTTTGTAACTCACGAATTAAATTTGGACAAGTGTTAAGTATTTGCATTCGTGGTCTTCCAGATGATTGAACTTTTAAATGTTCATGTATCTGTATTTTACCTGCAACTCGATTCTTATCTGCAGGTCTAAGCTTATGTCCAGCTTGTATTAATGTTTCTGCAACTGTCGGGCCTGTGGTTCCTGTTCGTGACCAACATGCTGTATCTAGTACGCCTCTGACAGAAGTTGGATCACTTAGTTCCATATTTGTTAACATTTCTGCTAACTCTGTAGCTAAAAGACCCTTTTTATATAACTCTCTATAAACAATCAACGTTCCGTCGCTAGGATCTACTGCGGCCCAAACACAAGCTGATTCTGATGCGTAACCGTAGTCAAGGCCTTTAACACGCTCCCAGTGAAGAGGGATTTCAAATGGCTCGATGACATGAAGATGTCTGTCGAACTCTGTAAATGCTGCGCCTTCTGCAATTTCCCAGTTGCCTTCGAGAAGTTGTTTGCGCTGGGTAGGCGGCAAGCTTTTTAGCATTTGTTCGTATCGCCCGTCTTGGGCTAAATACGGATTGTCGTTTAGTCTTGCTGGAATAAACTTTCGTGTAATTCCATCATCACCCACATAAGATTCATTAGGTGGTGCTGGAGCTATGTATCTTTTTTTAACCCAGTGTGCTCCAGAACCGCCGGGGTTTGCTGTGCAGCGCATGTAGGGCGTTATTTCTGAGTCGGTTGTTCTAAGTCGCGAAGCTAAATAGTTCCAAGAAAATTCGGTCGGGAGATGGGTAATTTCGTCAAAACCTATCCAACTGTATGCTTGTCCTTGATAACGATATACGTCTGCATCTCGTTCTAAGAAACCGAATTCAACTTTTGCACCGCTTGGAAAATTCCAAAGTTTTTCTACTTCACGGTATTTACAGCCGGGGAAGGCTTTGGGGTAGAGTTCACGAGATTTGTCGATGAGTTCTCGTAACTCTGGCATAGAACGCCGCAGGATTAATGCTCTATGCGCCCCTCTGTGTGCAAAGCGAAGTGGATCAACCAACATCGCATAGCTTTTGCCTCCACCAGCCGCTCCGCCATACAATACATCTGTTTCGCCTGCAGCCAAGAAATCCGTCTGTGGTCCTTCGTTAGGACTGAAGATAACATTTTCTTTCAACTCTGATTTGAGTAAAGCGGGTGCTTCTTCAACGAATGTATCTTCGACAACTTTACTTTTATTGTTGTCTTCTAGTAAGTCTAGGGCTTTTTCAGTTTTTTCAACAGACTTTTGGTATCGTGATATTGCGGAACGTGCCTGCGCTATTTTTTTCTTTTTTGCTCTTACTTTTTTTGAAGCTTCTTGTTTTGCTTTGGTCTTTGAGTGATAGTTGTATCCACGACCTTTAGCGCCTTTGGGTCTGCCCGGTTTTTTCTTGGGGGTGCCATCGGTCTTAAGCTTAAAGCTTCCATCTTCATTTTGTAAATAGTTTTGTGGGTTTATATCCCAATCGTTCTTATCCATATTTATTGATTATTTTTTGTAATCCTTGATGGGAAATAGAGCGACCAGTCTTATGGGTCAACCACAATGCACCTTCGCGTAGAGACAAAGATTTTGATTTAATCATCGGTAGTATCTTGTTTAAAGCTTCAAGTTCGCTGGGTATCTCTTCGATGTGTTCAAAATCATTATCTACTAACTTGTAACCAAATGGAATTGTACTGCTAGTCCGTCTCTTCATATTCTACATCTTCAATGATGGTTGGAGATTTGGCCGGAAGTATAAACAATCCACTTGGTGTTTCAACCTTAACATCTAGTCTTTCTTTCTTTGCTACTCCTACACGGTCTAGGAGCGTCTGTGCGGCTTGTAAGCGCATATTAGCTTGTGGGATAGGCTCATCACTCTCCATAACTTGAACGAGCTTCAGAGCGGCTTTAGGGGCGTTTACGGCCAACACGCCTTCTGCTAGATCTAGTATTTCAGATTTGAGGGCTTTAACTACAGATGTATAACTGCCCGGTGCATATCCAGCCATTTCTGCGGCTTGACGTGCATTGCCTCCACAAGCAATAAGATTGTCAAGAAAGTCTTGTTGTTTTACTGTCAATTCTTTTTTAGTTTCCATGTTATACATTATATACTTATATAGAGTGTTTGTCAAGAACTTTTTTTATCTTTTTTTGGTATTATTTCATTGACAAAACTGGAATACAGGTGTATAATAATATTTGTACCCGCCAGAGGTGCATATATATACATCTACTCGCCCACTTTCGTGGGAGTCTCTTTAAAGGCCGGTGGGCCTTTTTTTGTGTCCGCAATTTATAGGGGCTTTTAAAGTCGGTGGGGCAAACTGGTAGACACTCCAAAACCTTCTGAAAATGTTTGAGCATGAGTATATATACGGGGGAGGGGGCATGGGCACCTGCGTACCCCTACATGACACGCACAAGCCTCCGAAGACTTTGAAAGTCTTTGTACACACACGCAAAAGGCTCCAAAAATTTTAGAGTCTCTAGTGGACAGCCTCCAAAAACCTTTAGAAATCTTTAAAGATTTATAACTCGATTCAAAAAACTCCAACAATTTCAACAACCTCCAATATATTCTATATTGAGTAAAAATCCTCTGCTGAGTTTTCCTCGCTACGCTCGTCTCATGCGCTCTTTCACAACCGCATAATGCGCAGGGAAAGCAGTTGACCTCACAAAATTTTCATGCCCTTAATGGAATGGCAACAGCGACACAGCGTTGCTTCAAACCTAAAACCATTACGGAGTAATGAACATGAGCATTTCGAACCTTCAAAAATCAGAGATTTTCGCTAACGTTGATGGGAATCGCACAGCATCCACACGACAGCTTTACGCTGTAGCAAAGCACTTTGGCAAGATCGGTGGCAAAAACCCCACTGAGTCTTACAGACTTTCCAAAGTCTTCAGCGCCATTCTCCTGAAGTTTCAAGCCGAACACGCCGAAACACCAATCACCCATGCTGATGTGGGCCGCTTCTTCGAAGCTGAGACAGTGCCAAAGAAGTTTCTCAACATGATGACTTCTAAGCCTGTTAAGGCTAAGAAGGTTGTGAAGGACACACCGAAGGTTTCGAAGCCGAAGGCTGAGAAAACGACCACCGTTAAAAAGATTCAAGCGGATGCATCAGAACTTTCCAAGTTCCAAGCACGACTCGATGCAATCGCAAAGCGACAGGATGCAACCGATAAGAAACTTGCTACCTTCGAAGCGAAGCTTGATATTATCATGGCTTACCTCGAAACTGACCCAGATGCTTAATCTGGGTTTCATAAACTTTTAATTCATCACATACGGAAATAAATATTATGAGCATTTCAAAATCACATGGCGAAGCCATCTCAATCGCAATCACATCATTAGTGTGTAGTTATATTGATCAGAAAAATGGCGAAGATATTGTTAAAGTTTTAAAAGATCGAGACGAAGCGACAAAGCGTCTAATAGAATTAGGTGTTCCACGAAACAAGGGATACTCTGAATGTTCTAAAAGAGGCAAAGACCTTTCGTTTAAAGTTTGGGAAAAAGTAATTAAAACGAACGAGGAATAATATTATGGATTATTTTACACTGGGTTTAGTTGCATTGACATTTATGGTGGCCTACTTTGTAGGTCATCGGGCTGGTCACGAGCAAGGTTTTAAAGACGCAATAATGTTTGTGATTGAAGAAGGTAATTTTGAGGAATAATATTATGAATACCAACATGATGACCATTGATGATTTGCTAAGTTTTATATCTGCTTGCTCCGACGACCATCATGCGTGGGCAATGTTAAAATATAATTTTAAAGTTATGGGAGGTCAATAAGCCATGTATTATGATCCAACGCTTTTGCTTGCAGGTTTTGTCATGACAGCAATCACGGCATATGCCATAGGTATTATAGTAGGAGGCTACATTAAATGAATTTTGATCCAGTATTAGGAATATTTGTTTTAATATCTACTATCATTCTTATCTGTTGGCTGACAATAGATAAAGAAGATTTTCAAAAAAGATTTGATAAAGCACATGGCGAGGACTCAGAATGAAAGAATATATACTTGAAAGAGAAAACGGTGAAGGTAATTGGACTGAGGTGCTGACCACTATATATTATGAAGAAGCTAAGGTCGAGGCAGGACGAAAAGCCTTAAAAGAAAACGCACGTTATCGTGTGCGTGAAATAAGAGATATTGTTGTGTATCAATACTCAGCAACCGAACTAAAAACATACACACCTACAACACGCGAAGCTTTATCTAATCTATTTAGGAGAAACCCTGATGAAAAGTTTGAGTGGGAAGACGGCTGTTGGTAGCCTACAAAGAGTCAAGAAACTGAACTACGATCGCAAGGTGCGTTACTGCCTTGACGACGACGATTTCTGTGGTATCTTAGTAGAGGCGTGGGGCAAGAGGCTCAACAATGTTTGGACGATGGTTGATGTCTATGAGTTCCACGATGCTGTAACAGGCTCAGACCTAAGTGTAAGTAATTTTTTACAGGAAATCAAAACATGAAAAGTGACAACGAATTGATTATCGAAGCATTGTTTATTGTACTAGGAATAATAATGTCTAGTGTTACCGCCACATTAATTATTTTTTGCGCTTAAGGAGTTTTAAATGTATAACATTCACGGCACAGCAATCCAAAGTTTTTCACAGCAGTCAGCAGACAACCTTGCAGATGTAATACTTATGGTAGCTTTGAGCATTCAACAGAACTGGTCAACCGTAGGTTATCAGATGAAAGATGTAAAGGCCGTAGGAGGCGATTCACGCTTCTTGTGGGGCAATAAAAAGAAGACATACAATTACCTTCAGGCTCGTAAAGATTTTATGTACGGGCAGTTTATGGCTGTCGTAAACTCCAAGAAATCTGAAGCCGATAAAGCTGCAACGCTCATGCGAATATTTCTTAGGGTGCCGGGGCTTGGACTCGCCAAAGCTGGATTCGTTTGTCAGCTGACGGCAGGACTGGTCGGTTGTATTGATACTCATAATATTAGAATGTATGGGATTGATGAAAGGCACTTGAAACTTTCAAACACTTTGAAGTCTGAAGATCTTCGACGCTCCAAGATCCAACAATATATTACCATTTGTCACAGCATTGGGACCGAACAACTTTGGAACAATTGGTGTAATTTTCTAGGAGATAGAGACAAATCGTGGAACAATGGCTTTGAAGTTTCTGAAGCTCATTATAATTATTTAGTACAGTGAGGTGTGACATGACAACATTATCCGATTTAGTTTATGATATTGAGTTAGAGATTGCTTGTTTGTTAGATGATCTTGAAGTAGATTCCTTAGAAGAAGATGTAATGCGTTTACAAAAAATGATGGTAACACTTTCAAATGATTTATACCATAGAGGATTAGTAGAATGAATAAAAAACATTGGATATCTGTTGAGTATCGAACAACACCTGACAAAGAGTTTGGCTTTACACGAGCTTACCCTCTTGACGGTGGCCCTACTAAAGATATTGGAGGCATGGTACTTATGGCAATAGAGGATTATGAAACCAGTAAAGCTGAGTACCCTGACTTTGAGTGGCGTATTCATTACAAATATTTTTAAGGAGCTTACAATGAAAACATATCAAATATTTATGACAAAGATTTACGAGGTTCGTGTGAAGGCTGAGAATCGAGACCATGCTGAAGAATTGTTTGATGAGTTTGCAGATTGGGATGAGTTTCTTAAAGTTCATAATTTAGATATAGAAGTATGTGATGATTTTATTTTAGAGGACGATACCGATGCAGAGTAGAAATGTTAAAGTTAGTTTAGATATAACTGTAGATTATATTTATTACCCTGATGATAAATTCATTGAATTATATTCTGTGAAGCTTGATGAATACCCTGAAGCAGGTAATGTGTTACCAATTCTTACTGATGAAGATCATGATAAGATTATAAACGCTGTTGATAGATT